TTGATACTGTACTAACAACAGGGGACTTATTGTATATACCTGCAGGGATGTTTCATAAAGCATCACCAGCCAGTGCACGAGTTTCCATATCTGTCCCACTAGCAAGGTCGAATAAAGAAATACCTATTGATAGAAAGTATTATGACTTTCAAAAAAATAGTTCTTGACTTTTGCTCACTACTCTGGTATAATAGATGTTCTTATTTAATTGGAATAAGATATATAACGAGGCGAATGGTTCGGTTACTGAGGTACGAAGAATATTCAAAATGCTTGTAGAACGCCAAATACCAAACAATCGTTATGATAAAATATACAAGTACGCAGACAAAGACTTTACAGGTGAGTCATTCTTGGTTCACCCAGATGTTCTTTTGTTCAATGCGTATAAGTATGACTCAAGAGAGATTTGTCAGTACCTTGCTCTCGCTTCGATAAGAAGTCTTGCTGACTACCTTGCCTATGGCACAACAACTGTAGACTTATTGGAAGTTCCCGTAAGTCATGAACTTTACTATGATAATAGACTACTACACGCAGAAGATGGTAAATTACATTTTCTATATGAAGAAGTCAACGACAAAACAACGAGGCATTAAAAATGGCACTATCATTCAACAAATCTAAGGGCTCTGCCCAAAAATCTTCTATCTCTTCTTTCGGCTACCGCGATGGTGACAACTCTGTCCGCCTCGTAGGTGATATACTAGCTCGCTATGTATATTGGATCGAAGGTAAGAATGGCAAGAACATTCCTTTCGAGTGTCTGTCTTTTGATCGAAACGAAGAGCGTTTTAATAACAAAGAAAAAGATTGGGTTCGTGAATTCTACCCCGATCTGAAATGTGGCTGGAGCTACGCAATGCAGTGCATTGACAACGGCGAAGTCAAAGTAATTAACTTGAAGAAGAAACTCTTTGAGCAGATCATGACTGCTGCTGAAGACCTTGGCGACCCTACTGATCCAGTATCAGGTTGGGATGTTAAATTCAAGCGAGTAAAGACTGGCCCACTAGCATATAATGTAGAGTATCAATTACAGGTATTGAAGTGTAAGCATCGTGAACTAGATGCAGACGAGAAAGCTCTTGTAGATGGTTTAAAATCTATGGATGATGTAATGCCACGTCCTACTCCAGATGCTCAGAAAACTTTGCTTGACGAGATTCGTGAAGCTGGCTCAGAAGAGATTGACGAGTCTTTGGATGCTGAGTTCGATATATCATGATTCTATTTACAGCCGACTGGCATATCAAACTGGGACAGAAAAATGTCCCAGTTAAATGGGCACTGAATAGGTATAACCTATTCTTTGACCAGATCCATGCCCTAGAAGCCGACTGTAATATGCACATAATCGGGGGCGATCTCTTTGATCGTCTTCCGAATATGGAAGAGTTAGAACTATACTTTAAGTTTATTCGTAAAGTAAAGATACCTACTATTATTTATGACGGTAATCACGAGGCTACTAAGAAACATAAAACCTTTTTTACCCAGTTAAAGCAAGTATCTAGGGATATAAATCCTCTAGTGAATATAGTAGATATTGCATACATAGATGAAGATTTAGGTTTTGGAATACTGCCATATGCTGACTTACATAGACCAGACAGCATTGAGCAGTTTAATACTAAAAGACCATTATTTACTCATGTGCGTGGTGAAATACCTCCACACGTCAAGCCAGAGGTGGACTTAGACAGGTTCGAGGACTTTCCTGTAGTATTCTCAGGAGATTTGCACTCACATAGTAATTGTCAACGTAATATAGTATATCCAGGCAGCCCAATGACTACTTCTTTTCACAGAACAGAAGTAAATACAGGGTATATCCTTATCAATGAGCAAGACTGGTCTTGGTTGTGGGAAAGGTTTGAGTTACCTCAGCTTATCCGTAAAACGGTAAGAGATACTAGTGACATGGTTCCTACGCATTTTCACCATACAATCTACGAAGTAGAAGGTGATATTCAGGAGCTTGCTTCTGTAAAGAACAGTGAGTTACTCGATAAAAAAGTAGTAAAACGTAATTCGGAAGCTACTTTGATTATGGATAAAGACCTTACTGTATCTGAAGAGCTTGCAGAATATCTCCAGTATATTTTAGATATTGGGGAAGATAGAATAACAGATATACTAGGAACATATAATGATTACACTTCAAAAATTGAAATGGAGTAATTGCTTTAGTTACGGCGCTAACAATGAGTTAGATTTATCTGATAATACAGTAACTCAAATAATCGGTACTAACGGTATGGGGAAGTCCTCCATACCGTTAATTATTGAAGAAGCATTGTATAATAAAAACTCCAAAGGCATTAAAAAAGCTGATATACCTAATAGATATGTAAATGATGGGTATAACATACATTTATCCTTTAAGAAGGATGATGATTCTTATGATGTAATAATTGATAGAAAGAGCAGTATTAAATTACAGCTTTTAAAGAATAACGAAGATATTAGTAGTCATACGGCTACAAATACTTATAAGACTTTACAGGAAATACTTGGTATTGACTTTAAGACGTTCTCTCAGTTAGTATATCAAAACACTAATACTAGCTTACAGTTCTTAACCGCTACAGACACAAACAGAAAAAAGTTTCTGATAGATTTGTTGCACCTTGAGAACTATGTAAAGTTATTTGAGTTATTCAAAGACGAAGCTAGAAAAAGTGTAGCTAATTTGACTACAATTGAAGCAAAAATGGCTACAATAGAAAAGTGGTTAAGTGACAACAAATTGAGTGATACCAACATAGCGCCACTTGAAAATATTATAATTGACACGGAAGAAGATGAGAAGGCTTTACGTTCTTTACAAGTAGAGATTTCAAATATTTCCGAAAAAAATAAAAAAATTATAAAAAATAATCAGTTCAAAGAAATGTTGGCTGCGATAGACCTTGAAGAAATCAAGAGTATCACAGCAGTAAGTAAACTATCCTATGATAAATTACAGGGAGAGTTTGGTGCAATTAGAGCGACCGTAGCGGGGTCAGAGAAACTTTTAGAAAAGTTAAACAGTCTAGGAGATACTTGCCCTACTTGTGAACAGTCCGTGGATTCAGAGTTTAAAAGCTCTATGATACAGGCAGAGAAATCTAAGATAGATGAAGCAAAGGAGAGAAATGCTAAAATTCAGTCAGAGATTGAAGATATTAAAGAAAACAATAGACAGTATGAACGTAAAGCCAGACTTCAAAGAGATTGGGAGGACTTATACCGAGGGATTGATCAAAGCCTTCCCGGAACCCTTTTGGATAAAGCAGAGCTCGAAGAACGCGCTACACGCATTCAAGGAGAGTTGGAGAGAGTACGAGCGGAACTCTCGCGAATCTCAAAAGAAAACGAGTTAAAAACCCGTAAGAATACTAGAATTCAAGTAATTCAAGAGCAAACCGAAGAGTTTTCCTCTCAATTAAAAGAAGCCCAGCTTCTACTTGCAGAAGAAACCGCTATAAACTCAAATCTTGAGGTGTTAAAGAAAGCATTCAGTACTAATGGCTTATTGGCATACAAGATAGAAAACTTAGTAAAAGAACTAGAAGATCTTACTAATATATACCTTGCAGAGCTGTCCGATGGCAGGTTTACACTAGAGTTTGTTGTTTTAAATGATAAACTTAATGTACAAATTACTGACAATGGTAATATAGTAGATATTCTAGCCCTCTCTTCAGGAGAATTAGCTAGAGTTAATACCGCTACTTTGATTGCTATACGCAAACTAATGAGTAGTATTTCAAAGTCTAAACTTAATATATTATTTTTAGATGAGGTGATAAACGTATTAGATGACGCAGGCAGAGAGAAGCTAGTAGAAGTTCTCCTAAATGAAGACTTAAATACATATGTTGTAAGCCATGGTTGGACTCACCCTCTCTTGGAAAAGATTGAGGTGGTCAAGAACGGAAACGTTAGTGAGCTAGAGTAATGGGAGCAGGGCGTAGGAGAATTTGGTGGATGTACGCGAGTACTGCATACAGTGATAATAAGAAGCAAGCTACTGAGAAAGAGCCAGAGCAAGAAGAAGAAGAAGAGGATACTGATGGTAGATTCGAGAGCGAAAGGGGCGAGGGGCGAATACTTAGTTCGTGATATGCTTCGAAGCACAACAGGACACCAGTTCGAGAGAGTGCCCAACTCGGGCGCTCTTGAGTACTTAAAAGGTGATTTGTATGTACCCCATGCAAAGAATAGGTTTTGTATTGAAGTAAAAAACTACGCAGAGTCTCCTTTAAATGATAAGATATTCACGGCAAGAAAGACTAATAATTTAAGTAGATGGTGGAAGAAAGTAGTACAACAAGCAGAAGGCGGAAACCAGGAGCCTTTATTGTTTTTCAAATATAATCGGTCAACGGTATTTGTTGTTACTTCTATTAAACCAGAGTCCTCTGAAACTGAGTATATGTATATTAACTGGCTAGACTGCTATGTAATGGTAGCAGACAACTGGCTAAAAGAAGAAACAACGGAGTTTTTAGATGGCGTTTAACTTTACAGAAAAAATGGTAAAAGACCCAGACGCCACAATAGTTATAGATGCACTCAACTTAGCATTTAGGTGGAAGCACCAAGGACGTACTGACTTTAGATATGATTATCAACAGACAGTACAAAGCCTAGCAAAATCCTATAGTTGTTCAAATATAATTATCGCAGCAGATTGGGGAAGTTCTAGCTATAGAAAGAATGTATGTCCCGACTATAAGCAGAATAGGAAAGATAAGTTTGCGGAGCAAACTGAAGAAGAGAAAGTTGCTTTCGAGGAGTTTTTTGAAGAGTATGAAGCTACATTAGAACTCTTACAAGACGAAGCAACTGTGCTAAGGTACAAAGGTGTAGAAGCCGATGATATTGCAGCACACTTGGTAAAAGAGAAAGTCAAGTACGGCTTAGAGCGTATATGGCTAGTATCGAGTGACCGAGACTGGGATCTACTGATACAGGATAATGTAAGTAGGTTCTCATACGTTACAAGGAAAGAAGTTCGAATAGATAACTGGGCAGAGCACTATAGTGTTACTCCAGAACAATACATCTCACTCAAATGCTTAACGGGCGATAAGGGAGATAATGTTGCTGGGATACCAGGTATAGGGCCGAAGCGGGCCGAGCAGCTTATTAAAGAGTTTGGAAGTGCTATGGATATTTATGATGCTACACCTATTAGTAGCAAATATAAGTATATACAGGAGCTAAATGCAAATGCAGAGCAACTCCTTACAAACTATGAGTTGATGGATTTAATTACATATTGCGATGAAGCAATCGGAGCCGAGAATTTGGCTGATTTAGAACGGAGAATGTTAGATAATGTTGAAGTATAATATTGATATTGATTATCGACGTGATCGGTATCTATCAGAGTTTAGTATTAAAACTTTGAAAGACCGATACTTAGTAAACGGTGAGACCTCACCACAGGATGCGTTTGCACGAGCCGCTTGTGCTTTTGCAGACGATAAAGAGCACGCCCAGCGTTTATATGATTATGCTAGTAAACTTTGGTTTATGTTCTCTACTCCTATTTTAAGTAATGGTGGAACCAAAAGAGGGCTACCAATAAGCTGTTTTCTAAATTATGTAGAAGACAGCCGACATGGATTAACAAGCCACTACACAGAGAATGCTTTTTTAAGCTCTGTGGGCGGTGGTATAGGCGGTTGCTGGAATGATATTCGCTCGGTTGGAAGTAAAACCTCAGCGGGGTCAGAAAGCACAGGTGTAATTCCCTTTTTGAAAGTAGTAGATGCAGAAATGCTTGCTTTTTCACAAGGAGTTACAAGACGAGGAAGCTATGCAGCATATCTTGAAATCTCTCACCCAGAGATTGAAGAATACCTTGACATTAGGAAGCCGACAGGTGGAGATATTAACAGAAAGTCTACTAATCTCCATCATGGTGTGGTCGTTAGTAACGACTTTATGCACCTTATAGAGCAGGCAACTCTTGTTGAGGGCTTTGATGATAGTTGGGACTTAGTTGACCCACACTCAAAGCAAGTAACAAAAACAGTATCAGCTAAAACCCTTTGGGTAAAATTGATACAAAATCGCGTTGAGACTGGAGAGCCTTACATTATGTTTGGGGATACTGTTCAAGACGCACTACCCGAGTGCCAAAAGGAACGAGGGTTAAAAGTACACCACTCCAATCTTTGCTCTGAGATTACTCTAGCTACAGATAAGGATCGTACAGCAGTATGTTGTTTATCTAGTGTAAACTTGGAAGAATATGATGAGTGGTCAAACAATGAGTTTTTTATATCTGAC